TTATGTGAATCTGCTGCCGGATATCATTCCGCTATTGGAACGATTTGACTACGACATCGAACTAGATGACCGCAGAGAATACTCAACCACGTTTGAGTTTGCACAGGTCACAGAACAAAGCTACAGCGATCGATTGTGGCCCAAGAATCATCCTGCAGAAGGCCAGCCCATACTGCTGCGCGATTATCAAGTGGAGATCATCAACAACTTCTTAACCAACCCACAATGCATACAGGAAGTGGCCACCGGTGCAGGTAAAACCATCATGACAGCAGCATTAAGCGACGCAGTTGGCAAGTATGGTCGCAGTATCGTCATTGTGCCCAACAAGAGTCTTGTGACCCAAACAGAAAAAGACTACATCAACATGGGACTGGATGTGGGCGTGTATTTTGGAGACAGAAAAGAATACGGTCGAACACATACCATTTGTACTTGGCAGAGTCTAAACAATCTCATGAAGAATACCAAGAATGGCATAGGCGATTGCACCATCCAAGAGTTCATTGAAGGTGTTGTGTGTGTTATAGTAGACGAAGTACACATGGCCAAAGCAGATGCATTAAAAACTTTACTCACAGGTGTAATGGCGCAAGTGCCAATTCGGTGGGGACTGACTGGAACCATACCAAAAGAACTGTTTGAAAGCCAAGCATTGCTAGTAAGCCTAGGTCCTGTAATCAGTAGACTATCAGCTAGTACATTACAAGATGCAGGAGTGTTGGCCAATTGTCATGTGAACATAGTGCAGTTAGTAGATCATGTGGAATATGCCGACTATCAAGCTGAATTAAAATATCTCCTGGAAGAATCTGGACGATTAGATACTATAGCATCATTGATACAACGAGTTAACGAAACTGGTAACACTTTGGTATTAGTAGATCGAATTGAATGCGGACATCAACTGGTTGAACGACTGGGAGAACGTGCAGTTTTTGTATCAGGCTCCACCAAAGCCAAAACTCGGCAAACAGAATACGACGAGATTGCTGTCAGTGACGACAAGATTATTGTGGCCACATATGGGGTGGCTGCTGTGGGCATCAACATTCCGCGTATTTTTAATCTTGTGCTGATTGAGCCAGGCAAGAGTTTTGTGCGTGTGATTCAAAGTATTGGTCGCGGAATTCGCAAAGCCGAAGACAAAGATCACGTGCAGATATGGGATATTACTAGTACGTGCAAATTTGCCAGACGACACTTAAATAAACGCAAGGTCTTTTACAAAGAGGCCAACTATCCATTCACAGCCGAAAAGTTGGAATGGATGAAGATATCTTAACAATGATCTCTTGACATTTTGAGATAATTCAACTATACTGAACACATGCGTATATTAACATTAGACAATAGCTTTTATGATCTAGATCACTTGCCCGACGAAGTAGATGATATGAGATTTGCCATCTTGGACAACTCTGACCCCAAAGATCCAGACTATCATTTTATTCCACTTATATTTTTAGAAAGTTTTAATGCCCCAGCCTTGGTATTACGAATAGGTGACGCTACAATAAAAATGCCCATGGATTGGCAGATCCTGATTGGCGAGCCCGACGTGGGAGACCTTGAAGTGCTACCACTCACCAGTATAAATGATCGCGGATTCAAAGTATTTCAATTCAATCCGTTGACCAGTTTCCGTCCCAGTTTTCCTGACATTGAGATATTGGATGTGTATCATGAAGTTAACTGGTTTGCACCCAAACTAAAAAATGGCCAGCTGTTGGCTGTGCCATTGAACGATGACGCAGAGCCTGACTGTGTGTATTTTGTCAAAGACATCAGCCGCAACTGCGAGATAGTAGACTATAACAAGGCCTGGTAATGGGACAGCTAAAGCCTGGCGCAACCTATGTTTACGAACGTAATGGTAACACAGTGTATGCTCGCGAATCAGGTGCTGATCCTGACACACGGGTAGAAATAGGATATGACTACGAAACATTTGAAGAACGTAGAGACCATGACATTAGAGCAGGAATGAGACAACGACATGAAGCCTTAATGGAGGCCAAGCTGTGGGGTGACATTCGACGAGAAGCCAAGACCAATCCCACTTTACACGATGCCTTGGAAAATGCTATAATGATCTATCACCTGACCAAAACAAAATGAGCGATAAACTAAACATCAACAATGAGATGCGGCAACTGGATGCAAAGAACCGTGCATTCTATGATGAGCTTACGTCAGAAGAACGAAAAAAATTCAGTACCTATCTCATGATACGTTGGGGTAGCGCAGTCAGTGGCAGTAGAGAACTACAAGAATATTATGTGCAGAGTACCAATCATTATCTCAACAAAAACTTCTTTGACATAGCCAAGCATACCAAATTGCAATGGTTGTGTGCAACTGCTGCAAGCCCGGGTATGGGAGTAATGCGACACAATTGGATAGCGCCCAAGAAAAAAGAAGCAGGGCTCAGTGCCAAACGACGAGCATTGATGGCTATATTTCCCGCATACAAAGATGATGAAATTGATGTGATGGCACAGCTGGTCTCACAAAAAGAAATAGATGCTTACAATCGAGCCAGTGGCAACGACAAGAAATGACATTCACTTGCGGATACTGTGAAAAAACTTTCTCAAGAGAAAGCAGTATAGAAGTACACATGTGCGAACCCAAAAGACGCAGATTGCAGCGTGGTGATCGCGGAGTACAGCTGGGGTTGCAAGCCTATGTGAGATTTTATGAAACCATGCAAGGATCTGCTAAAAACAAAACGTTTGAAGATTTTGAAACGTCATCGTACTATCGTGCATTTGTAAAGTTTGGTCATTACTGTGTAAACACTCGAGTGATCAATCCTGAGCGATTCATGGCCTGGTTGCTCAAGCAACAGAAAAAAATTGATCGTTGGTGCAGCGACCAAGTGTATACTGAATACCTAGTGAATTATCTCACACTGGAAGCAGTGGATGATGCACTGGCACGAGCCATGGAATACGGATTGGATTGGGCTGAAAAAACTACCAATCCGGCACATGATTGCCTGCGGTATGGCAATAGCAATGCAATATGTCATGCCATAACCACTGGGCGAATTAGCCCTTGGGTGATTTATAGTTCTGAGTCAGGGCAAAAGTTTTTGAGTGAATTAGGTAGTGAACAAGTGGCTATGATTTGGATATATATTGATTCGGATGTGTGGCAGAAAAAATTTCAAATTTATCCTACAGATCACGAGTACGCACAAGAAATGTTAAAGCAAGCAGGATGGTAAATGCAGTATAAAAAATTAGCAGCCATTGGAGACAGTTATTCTACTGTAGACTACGGGCTCAGCTGGCCAGATTTAGTAGCAGAAAAATTACAATGTAAACTGGTTCGTGCATCAAGTTCGGGTGCCGGAAACAGTTTTTATGTTGAAAAACTACATGACTGCGTAAAAGATCCTGACGTAGATCTCGTGATTGTGCAATTAACTGAACCTAGTCGTGCAGTGATCGGACTCCGTGCCTGGGAAGAAGTTGCACAAGGAACAAGGGATAATCCATACGGTAAAATTGTAGATCCGACGGATCTCAATCACGGTCACATATACAAAGATATTGGTTGCTATACAATGAATGTACATGACAATCAACGATATCTAAATCCTTTTGTTGGAGTTACCGGTGTTGATCGTTTTTGGTTAACACAGGGCGCAGGAACACGTTGGTGGAACTATCAAGCTGTACATAGTGTATTGGCCATGAAACAACTGTGTGATGCTCACAACAAAAAAGTAATTTTCTTTTCGTGGTTTGTTTTTTGGGATGAATTTTTTGTTCCCGGATATGAATGGTTAAGATCTACCTTAACACTGGTTCCAGGCGTGGCCAGAGAACACGGCAAGAAAATGGATCTACCACAAACATCAGATGGCCATTATGGCACTGAAGCAACCCAGCGATTGTTTGCTGAGTATTTGTGGCCCAATTTAGAGCCATTGTTATGAATAGACTGTTTACCTTTGGCTGTAGTTATACCAGTTACATCTGGAGCACCTGGGCAGACATACTAGGACAGTCGGCTGAAGAATTTCAAAACTGGGCAATATCTGGAGGAGGCAATCAGTTTATTTTCAACAGTGTGTACGAATGTAATCAACGAAATCATTTTCGACCCGGGGATACTGTGATTGTGTGTTGGACCAATATCATGCGAGATGATAGATACACACACGGTTGGCAGAATCTAGGAAACATTTATACTCAACAATTATACGATCCAGCTTGGGTTCGTAAATGGATAACCGAAAGAGGATGTTTGTTACGAGATCTAGCAGCCATTGCCGGTGTTAAATCATTGCTGGAAACATCCGGAGT